CACGCCACGCTTTCGCTTGAACCTGAACCTGAACAGGAACAGAAAACCGCAAAACCCAAAACCGAGGCATAGACCATGGCAGATGAAAAAACCGTTAATTACAAGTCGCACAAGTCCCGTTCAGAATTTTCCGTGAAGGGGACGCCGACAAGGGCCTATCTTGCCGTGAGTGGCGAAGCCGCCACGAATCCGAAGGTTATGAAGCAGATTGCCGATGTGCGTAAAGGCTCTTATGACTTCGCCACCGTTGACTGGATGGCCCGCCAACTCAAAGAAACCTACTAAAGAATTTTACACACAAAAAAAAGACTTTTCACAGGAGACTTTTTTATATGAGCGAAAACAACGAACTCAAAATTGTTGAATCCATCAAGATTGAAGAAGATTATTCCGTCACCGTCACCCACAAGGAAAACCTCTTGTCCTTTTTCAGGAACGGTGCGAACCTTGACGGCCTCTACAATGTCGTGGAATCAAAGGCCCGCGCACTCGTTGCCGATGCGACTACGAAGGAAGGCGTTTCCCAAATCAAGAGCACCGCCCGACAGATTGCAAGCATCAAGAAGCGCGTTGACGACATCGGCAAGGACGTAGTTGCCGAACTCAAGGACCTGCCGAAGCAGATCGACGCGAACCGCAAGAAGTGGCGCGAAGACATGGAGGCCCTGCAAGAAGAAATCCGCAAGCCCGTGACCGAAATAGAGAACCGACAGGCCGAAATCGAGGAAATCAGGGCGACCCACGGCAAGCTGGCTCTGTCCGGCTCCGAAGAAATCAAGGCCGCTATCGAATCGCTTGACAAAATCGAACTTACGGGCGATAAATGGAAGGAAAGCCTCGAAGACGCCACCGCCGCCGTGACCGCCGAAAAGGGCGCCCTCGAAGTCATGCTTAACGCCGCGCTCAAGAAGGAGGCCGAAGCCCGAGAGCTCGAAGAACTCCGTAAAAAACAGGAAGAAGCCGAGCGCATCATCCGCGAGCAGAAAATCCGCGAGGAAGCCGAACGCAAGGCACGCGAAGAAGCCGAGGCACGCGCCGCGGCAGAAAAGGCCCGCCTTGAACGCGAAAAGGCCGAGGCCGAACGCAAGGCCGCCGAGGCTGAAAAAGCCGCAAAGGAGGCCCTGGAACGCGAAGCGGAGGCACGCAGGAACCAGGCAACCGCAAGCGTCGATTTTCCCGTGTTCCAGGGGGCTGCCGCCATGGTCAACAACGGCGCACAAACCGCAACGCCCGTGAAAAGGCCGTCCAGGTGGACCGACGAACAGAAGAAAGTCAACAGCGCAATTCTCGCCAGGTTCGCCGAAATCATCCGCGCAAGTCTGCCGAAGCACATCGCGGGCCATTCCGACCAGGGCTATGAACTCGCCGCAAACGAGGCCGCAAAGGAAATCATCAAGGCGATCGCGTGCGGGAAAATTGAAAACATCAAAGTGGAGTACTAAACACATGACACAGAAAAGAATCGAAGAAGAACGCGAATTCGCGGCCCAGTGCATGCTCGAAAAGTTAGACGAAATGCTGGAAGCCGGAGAAATCACTCAACAGCGCCACGACGAGCTCGTGGCAAAGGTAAAGGGGGCATAAAATGGAATTTATCGAAATCAAGCGCAACGAGGCCGAAAAGGCCGCATGGCTGGAAAAGCGCAAGCACTACATCACCGGAACCGATGCCGGTAAACTGATCGGCGTCTCGCCTTATGGAGGCAAGTTCGCCGTATGGCTCGACAAGATGGGCCGCGCCGCGCCCGTTGTCGAAACGCCCGCGATGAAGGCCGGCAAGAAGTTCGAATCGGCAATCTTGCAGACTTACGCCGAGGAAATGAACTGCAAGCTGGAACACGTTGACGGCTACCAGCTCATTACTTGCGACAAGTACCCTCGCCTCGGCGCGTCCCTCGACGGCTGGAACCACGACCTTCAAATTCCGGTCGATGCAAAGAACATCAAGTGGAAAAACGAGAAGTGGGGCGACGCATGGACGGACCAGTTCCCGGAATACTACAAGGCGCAACTCCAGGTGCAGATGATGGTTACGGGTGCCACGTTCGCACATCTCGCCGTCATGTTCAGCGGCCAGGACTTCTTCATCTATTCCATGGAATACGACGAAGACATGGCGCAGAAGATTCTCGACGCATCCGACGAATTTTGGCCTTTTGTCGATCACGACAAGATGCCCGAAGCCGACGGCTCCGACGAGGCCACGGAATACATCAAGAGTGCGTTCGCAAGGGGTGACGACGCCGCCGTCAAGGAGCCGACAGAAGAAATCCTCGAAGCCTTGAAGGGCTTGCAGAGGGCCAAGCTCGACGAAAAGGATGCACAGGACCGCAAGACGGAATTCGAAAACCGCATCAAGGTCTACATGGGCGACGCGACCTCGATCAAGGGCGTGTGTACCTGGAAAAACAACAAGGACAGCGTGAAGACGGACTGGGAACAGGTGGCGAGCGTGGCCCTCGCGTCAATGAGCGCCGAAGACCAGAAGAAACTGGTAGCCTCGTACACGACGACAAAGCCCGGTGCGCGTGTTCTCCGGATCACGGCAAAAGGTTATTAAAAAGTAAGAAATAAATAATTTTTGAAACTGATACAAAATTGTATATTGTATGCACAATTCGAACGAATAAAAACCAAAAGAGGTAAACGAAAATGGAAAACAACAACAATTACAATGTTCCGGCAGAATTTAGCCCGCAGGGCAACGGCGACTTGACCGCCGGGGCGGTCGCCATGTCCTCCGCTGAAACCGCTGCAATCGCGATGGCCGCAAAGCAGAAGGCTATCGTAGAATCCAAGTACAAGATGGCCCTCGCACGCCCCCGAGACCTTGACCTGGTGCGCCAGAAAATGCTCAAGGATGCGAGCCGCCCCAGCTTCGCGAACGTGGCAATCTACCACAAGCCCGTTGGCAACGGAATCGAAGGCCCGTCCATCCGTTTCGTGGAATCGGCAATCCGAAACATGACTAACATCGATGTCACGGCAACGACTATCTCCGAAGACGACGAACGCCGCGTGATTAGCGTGTGTGCCGAAGACCTGGAGTCGAACACATCCTATTCCCACGAAGTGACCGTCACGAAGACCGTGGAACGCCGCAAGCTCCCGCAGGGCGAAAAGCCCATTCGCATGCGCGCCAACAGCAACGGCCAGCCCATCTACATCCTGCACGCCACCGACGACGAAATCCTGAACAAGCAGAACGCCCTTATTTCCAAGGCAGTCCGCACGCTAGGCCTTCGACTGATTCCGGGCGACCTCGTAGACGAGGCCCTCTTGGAAATCAAGAAGACCATGGCACAGCAAGACCGCCAAGACCCCGACGCAGCAAAGCACCGCATCATCGACGCTTTCGCACAGCTCGGCGTAAGCGTGGAAGCCCTGAAGGAATTTGTGGGCCACGAACTTTCCGCATTGACGCCGAACGAAATCCAGTTGCTCCGCACCACATATACATCCATCAAGGATGGCGAGACGAGCTGGAAGGCCGTCATGGACGACAAGGCCGAAAAGGAGGCCAACGCCAAGGAAAAGGCAAAGCAGAACGCGCCGACTTCTGCAAAGAAGGCCGAAACGAAGAAGGCCGAAACCGTGACCGAAAAGGCCCAGACCCGAAACGACAAGAAATCAACCGCACCGAAGGCACAGCCGACCGTTACGGATGCCGAAGTCGTGGAAAATTCGGAAACGGAAGCCGAACCGGAAGACAGCGACATGTTTGCATAGTCGATGAAACGGCCCCTGAAATATCCTACCGCGTCGATAGTGGGCGAGAAATTCGGCCTACGTTCCGAAGAATACAAGCGCGTCTATGCGCTGGAGCAGTGGGCGGCGCGGCATGGCTACAAAGGGCATAGAAAGCACATCGTTCCGACAAAGCATGACCGGAGCAAACAGCAATCTTTAATCTTGATGGACTTTTAGCAGGACACCATGGCATACCTGAACAGAGCAACTCTCATAGGAAACATCGGGAAAGACCCCGAAATCAAGACTCTCCAGAACGGAAGGAAATTCGTTTCCTTTTCTCTCGCCACCAGCAAGCGTTACCGCGACAACAACGGCGAACAGAAAGAAGAGACCCAATGGCACAACATCGTTATTTGGGGCAAGACCGCCGAGACATTCGAGAATATCGGAATCGGCAAGGGGACACAGCTCTACATCGAGGGCGAAATCACTAACCGGAGCTGGACCGACCAGACAACGGGGCAGAAGCGATACACCACCGAAATCAATGTAAGCACGTTCCAGATTCTTTCGTCAAGGAATACGCAGGGAACATCCGGCAACGGCGCAAGCAACGGTGGAGCATACGGCGCAAACCAGCAGACACGACCGCAACCGGCATACAATGCAAGCGACGAGGACGAGCTCCCTTTCTAGGACTCTCTACGGCCTGACCAATAAGGACAGACAACCATCTCCTATAATACTGCAAGAAGGCCGGCCACCTTCGGAGACAACGGCCACACGCTATCATAGCTCAACGGTAGAGCAGCAAAAGCGAGTCTATGCTACTCGGATGCTTAACGCATCGTGCGGGTTCGAGCCCCGCTGATAGCACTAGCCCGAAGAAGGCAAAATTTTGAAGCGAGGACGCAGACATGAAGAACCCATCTATGATACATCGAGCAGAAAACATGTGGATCATGTTCGCACCGTACCGCCACTCCATCAAGGAGGACTGTCCCGCGAAGGTGAAGCTCGCCCTGATGGTGAACAAATGGATGAACCCGTGGCACGCGATGCAGGACCTTGAAAAGGTCATCCCGGCCAAAAGGCTCGCGAAACTGAAAGAGAATTTAAAAGGATAATCTACAACGAGGTAAAACAAAATGAACAACAAACACGAACACATCTATGACGACTGCATCGGGAATCCGCCGTTTGACGGTGCCATTAAGATTCTCGACGAAAACTACTTGACGGAGCCACAGCGCAAGCACTTCGAAGAAAAGAAGGCCCAGATTGAAGCCGTCAAGACGGCAACCGAAACCGAAGAAACGCTTAAGAAAATTGCACTCGCAAATTTGACCTATGCAATGGACTTGCAATGCAAATGCAACAGGCTTAAAGAAGAATGTGAGCGCAAAATCGAAAATATCAACGAATGCAATAACGCCCGTGCTAAAAAATACGACGATAATTGCCGAAAGCTAGGAAAAGCCATGGGCGTGATGGTAGCCTGCTACCAGGCTATCGACCGTAACTTCGGTGACAAGATTCGAGAGCACATCGAGAAAAACAACCGCACACAGAAGGAAGGACAGATGAGAGCCCTCATGGAGCAGATGCATAGGCTCACGAAGTAGAACTTGCCGCCTAGCTTGAGTAAGCGTTGTGGTAGACGTCAGGATAGGCGAGGCGGTAGATTCCGAGGATTGCAGGCGGTCAAGTACCTCGATAAAACAACCTGCATCGCACCACTAGCTCAACGGTCAGAGCAGTAGACTCATAACCTATTGGTTCCAGGTTCGAATCCTGGGTGGTGCACTAGCCCGATGGGTGCAACTAGTTTAAACACACAACCCCTATCACCGCACCCGGAGGGTAACAATTTGCTTGCCATGAACAACCGATTGGCAAGTACCCCGCGGAAGAGTGTTTCACATCATTTCGTTTATTTCTTCTAAAATCGTGAAAATTACACCGCTGCTTCCGTGGGGACAGATTTGAACCAACCAACCACAAAAAAAAGGAAAAGCGCATGAACGAAACCAACAACGAAATCGAACTCAACGGAGTAATCTACGTCCGCAAGGATAGCATCACCGAAACAAAGCCCGTTAACACCGAAGGCATGCCTTACGTGATTTGCCGCGGCCACGAATGCGGAGTGCACGCAGGCTACCTCAAGAACCACGACGGCAATCACGCCACACTCGTGAATTCCCGCAGGCTGTGGTACTGGAAGGCCAAGGAAGGCATCAGCCTCTCGGCTGTAGCCAAGCACGGTATCGCGGCAGATGTGACTCTGCCTAACGAACTTGACGACATCTGGCTTGGCGACGTGTACGAGGTTATCCCCTGTACGCAGGAAGCGATGGAAAGCATCTCGAAGGCAGGCGTACGTGAGCAATCTTAACATCAATGTCAATCCAGCCAAGAAGTACGGTTCCGGTTACGGTTCCGGTGGCGGTGACGGTTACGGTTACGGTGGCGGTGACGGTTACGGTTCCGGTGGCGGTGACGGTTACGGTTCCGGTGGCGGTGACGGTTACGGTTCCGGTGACGGTTAACAGAAATTCCGCGTAAGCCATGCAGGGTGGGCACGTGATGAACGTTGCGGGGTTCGAGTCCCCATTACGCATTATGAAAAATTGCGTTGCCTATAACAGGACGTTAGGGACGCGATGGCGCGGCGAGGCGGCTCGTAGAAGACTCCATTTTTACTTTACCGCCCACGCCACTAGGCGGCATAAAAATAGCTGGATAAGCTAAAGCCGACAAAGACGGGTAAACCGCCGCGCCTCCACCCGCAGGGCCATAACTGCGGGTAAGGATTTGAAAAAAGGAATGATTGCTACGGAGTAATCGAACAAAATGAAAGAGAAACTTACGAACATCTGGCTATGGATCGTTGCGATAGCTTTCTCGGTGGCCGCAATCTGCACCTTCGTGGCGTGGGTCGTGGGTCTCACAATATGCTTGATGAGGCTTGTCAATGGCTAGTATGAGCGCACAGCAACTCGCACGACAAAGACTGGCAGCGACAGATGTCGCCAAGTTCGCGCCGCCACCACCCAAAAGGAAAAAGGCCGAGCCGGAGCCGCCGAAGTACACGAAGCAAACCGTGAAGATGAGCGCAGAGGAGCGCAAGGCGAAACAGAAGGCATACGCACACGCCTACTACCTCGCACACAAGGACGAGAAAAAGAAGCGCGATGCGGAGTACCGCCAAAAGAATCCCGAGCTTTACCGCAGCAACAGCCTGCAATGGTACTACGAGCATAAGGAGCATTGCAACGCAAGAAACAAGGAGTGGCGGGAAGCCCACAAGGAACAGAAGCTGGAAAATCACAGAAAGTGGATGGCGAAGCACCCCGGCTACTACACCAAGGAAGCGAAACTCAAACGCAAGGAAAAACGAGAGAATGGAAAAGGAATTTAGCGCGCCCCTTCACCCGACGCAGTACGGAAACCACATCAAGGACGGACGCCACAGGGCAACGCACATCAACCCCGAAGTACGGAAGCTGATGGATGCAGGAATGAGTAAACGAACTGCCTACCGCCACATAGCGGCAACGAATCCAAAGAAAAAAGAACCCGATTTCAACTACGACAAGGAAACACCGAAAGGAGAATGGGTATAATAGATTCAAGGAGGCAACAAGATGAAATTTGGAAATATGGTTATAAAGAAACATCCATATCTGGATTTGCTCATATCCAACAATGGCTGGGTGTATGTTCCAAAACGAAGATTTAATCCGCCAAAATGGACTAAAGGATGTGTTTCAAAATATACAGGATATTGTCAGCTATATCATAATCAAAAATGTTTGCTAGTGCATAGACTTATGGCAGAAACATTTATAAAAAACCCAAATAAATATGAAGAAGTGGATCATATAGATAGAAATCGCTCAAATAATGTAATTGAGAATTTAAGATGGGCAAGTAAGAAGATGAATAGAGATAATCAGGAAAACGTAATAGAATGTTTAAAAAAATATGGAGCAAGGTGTTGCGATGCAGATGGAGGTGCCGCAAGGAGAAAAGCTTATTATAGAGTCAACAAGAAAAGAATAAATGCTTACAACAAGGAATACTATTTAAGAAAAAAGAGGGAGGGTAAATAATGCTTTGTGATGAACTGAAAGCAGAACAATGGCTGGACTACTCCGGGGAACCTATGCCTTGCTACCCGAAGGCAAAAGTGGACGCAGCCATTGATGAACTCAAGGCCGCACATCACAAGGAACGCCACGAGTACATCGAAATGGTGGCACAGCTCAAGGCCAAACTTGCCGAGCAGGAAGCCGACATCATGAACAAGAAAAAGATAAACGCCTTCGACTGCATTTGCGTAACCGATGTACGAATAAGCCTGATTAAACAAATTGATGGACTGACACACACCAAGGCACTCGCAGAAGTCGTTTTAAACGACCAGCTATTGGTCCGCGGCATCCGAGTCGTGGAAGGCGAGAACGGACTTTACATATCGTACCCGTTCCCGTTCCATCCGACAACAGGCGAAGATGGACAACCAAGAAGTACCGTTTTCCCGATTACAAATGCGTTGCGCGACCATGTGGAAGCGGTCGTGATTGAAAAGTATCAAGACGTGGTAAAAAAGAAAAATGGATAGCTGGGAATCGAAAATAGCGGACGCCTTCGCACGGCATGGCGATTCGTTTCAACGGTGCCTAATCGTTGACCCCGTGGAACGCAACCGCAAGGCCAACAAGGCCAAGCGTGACGGCGTGGGCGGAAGTAGCCACGAAAAGATGCTAGAGCGCTCCAGAAGATACCGACAGAACCACATCGAGAAGTGCCGCGAGAAGTCGATCCGCTGGCAGCGCGAGAATCACGAATACCACTGCCTTCGGTGCAGGCTGTGGCGCGAGAAGAAGAAACTGGAAAAGGAACAAAATAACGAAAAAGTAGCAAATAAATAAGTTGCACTTCATGAAATAATTTTCTATAATAAATCACGGCTCGTTAGGACTTTGTCGGGAAAATCGTTTTTTTTTCATTTGACGAACCTCGCCCGCACAAACCATGGATCGAAGCCATGGGAGCCACTAAAAAAAACGCCGATGGGTGCATGAATCAACAGACCACAACACAACCAAAAAACTTTCTTCGTCGGTCTGTCCGTAAACATACTACGACCGCAACCGGAGGCAAACCTTTAACAAAACGGCGATGCACCGAACGGCGCAAAGCCAGCGCGGGGTAACTTTATTCCAACTTCTTCTAAATTCAAATAAGTTACACGACCCCCGCGTGAAGGGCGACTAAAAGCGGTTCTATATTCCCCTTCTCCCGCTTTTGGCTGTCCAAAATTTTTTACAAAGAACAGAGGCAAACTAAATGAAAATTGACCTTAACAACATTTACAATTTAGATTGTAACGAGGCTTTAGAAGATATTGAAAAGTTAGACGAAACTAACGTGGGGGGGGGGTGCATCGTAACCGACCCGCCTTATAATGTCGGCTACCATTACGATGATTATGAAGACAATATGAACGAAGACGATTATTTTTCTATGCTTAAAAATTTAATCGGAAAGCGACCAGCCGTAATAATTCATTATCCAGAAGCCCTGCATAAATTGTCTATTTGCATTGGTCGTTCTCCCGATAGAGTTATTTCGTGGGTTTACAGTTCTAATACGGCTAGACAGCATCGTGATATTGCTTTTTATGGTATAAAGCCGGACTTTACAAAATGTCCTCAACCTTATAAAAACGAAAACGACAAAAGAATACAGGAAAGAATAGCTCTTGGCAAAACTTGCAAAATGTACGATTGGTTCGAATGCGATCAAATAAAAAATGTTCAAAAAGAAAAATTAAATATCGACCATCCGTGCATAATTCCTTTTGATGTCATGGATAAAGTAATCAAACTAATTCCTTCACATCTAGTCGTGATAGACCCTTTTTGTGGGACAGGAACAACGTGTATAGCCGCCGCTAAAAATCGAAGAAATTTTGTAGGCTTTGAAAAATCTCCAAAATACTATTCATTGGCACGGCGTAGATTTGCAGAAGAAACAGCGCAAATGTCGCTTTTTTAGGAATTTTTAAACAGAGGTTAATCAAATGAATAATATTTTTGAAAAATACGACATGCACCTTTATCGCGATTCATTCCAGAATTACAAGGTGTATCAAATTCCGAAAGCTCAACTTATTATCGCTGATGTGCCTTACAATCTTGGCACAAA